ACGGACTGGCAGCCAGTCCAGCGGAGTTCAAGCTGCTCGCCCTTGATTGACGACTTGAGTTTGGTGGTTTTGATCTGATCCCAGAAGCCGCGGGGCACGGAGTAGATGATTTGCAGGCGACCATCACGGCCAGAGGTGACTGCCCACGATTTGGGGAGATCACGCAGTGAGGTTCCGAGGGATTCGAGGACTTCGGAAGCGCCGAGGCCATCGTGATCGACGAATAGCAGACCGCCTGATGGTGGACCTGCGAGGACGCCAACGGCGACGGCACGGCCTGCGTGCAGTTCAACCTCCAGTTGGCGCTTGCTCAGGGGGTTCTTCTGCCACTCGGGCTGATAGGGGCGTTTGTCGTTCCCGACTGCGACGAGCGCCCATGAGTCAGGGATGCCTGTGAGTTGATCGATGATTGCGGCCACTTGGCTCTGATATGTAGCCGAAGAAGTATGACCGAAGGATGGGAGGTTGGGAAGCTATCTCAAGATTTCTTCTGCGTCTCGAACTGAGCGCGCCACGCCAGCGATGCCACCGGCTGTGCGGACAGTTCCCATCCAGGCCTGCTGCGCTGGAGTGAGATGGCCTGTGGTGGTCTTCACCTCGATGCTGGTGAAGACGGCGATGCGTTGCCCGACCATCTCCGGTGTGATGGTGATGGTGCGCCAGCCGATCAGGTCTGCGGAGCCACGGGCGAGGCCGAACTGGACTGGCCTGCCAGTGCGTGGATCGGGCAGGGTGCCGGTGTTGTTGCGGAACAGGCAAAGATCGGATCGGGTGCCAACTGCTAGGCGGATGCGCTGCTGAATATCGGTCTCAGCGTTTGCCATCCAGTAGCGCCATCTGCTGCATCACTGGCGGCAGCGTAGCGGCACCCCATTGGTCGCCCATGGCATCGGCGATCCCTTGATAAGTGCGCGAACGCTCCTTCCATCGATCCGGTGATGGAGGGAGATTCAGGATCCGCTGCTCTCGGCCATCGACGTAGTTGGTCGGTCTGAGCTTCGGGAGGTTATGCAGCCACAGGCAGGTCGTCTTCACTTCGCCATGTCCGTACTCCCATGGTTGGATGATCTGATTCGGTTTGCGGATTGTGGTGCTGATCATGCTGACTGGATTCTCGAGGCACCAGCGAGGAATCGGCGCTGCCATCAGCAGGCGAACGAAGTCCATGGCCTGATCGGTCAAAGCAGGATCACGCTTGCCCGAATAAGTCGCCCACATCCCGCTGATGGCGAGATAGGTGCAGGGAGGGTGCGCGACCATTAGATCCCAGCCTTGATCGAGAATCTCCTCGACTGGCTGCTGCAGATGCCAACGGGGATCGGCCTCGCACTCGAGTAGATCGCAGCTCCATGCGTCATGGCCATAACGGCGGAAGGCATCACGCACTCGGCCGCTGTATTCGCAGGCGACAAGAACTCGCATCAGCGTTTGCCACGCGCGTGGAAGATCCGGTACGCCCAGCCGGGACTGTAGCCGCGCTCATTGGCCAAGGCGAGAAGCTGCTCGAGGGTGCGTGCGGTGCCTTGCTTGCGGCGTGCTTGCCGCATGTCGGTTCGCTTCAGCTCCTGCAGTTCACCTGCTAGCTGGCGGATCTTGCGGTTAGTGATCGGTGCGCATTGTGCGCCACAAACGGGACAGATCGGTTGCGGCTTGAAGGCGGCGTAGCACTCGGGGCATGTGCGCACTGATGGCGCTGCAGTGCCTGCGGTGCGCCTGATGCCATCGTCAAGCGTCCAGTCGCGATGATCATCCGGGAAGCCATGGCGGGTGACGTTGCCAACGTGATCGAGGATCAGTGCGGCCTGCTTGCCAGGCGCTGGACGGAGCACCCGACCAACCTGCTGCAGGTAAAGACCAAGGGACTTCGTGGGCCGCAGGATGACGGCGACACTGGCAGCGGGCACATCGAAGCCTTCCGAAACAACATCGACGGTCACCAATATCTGCACCAGACCGGCGCCAAATTCTGCAACGACTTGATCGCGATTGATGGTTGTGCCGAGCAGCAGTGATGCGGTGATGCCTGCCGCCAGAAACGCAGCGCAAACGGATTCGGCATGGGCAATATTGCAGCAGAACGCGATCGCCTGCTGGCCTGCAGCAAGCCGCTGGTAGTGCGCGATGGCGTCACCTGTGACGGTTGGGCGATCCATGGCCGCCGCGGCCTGATCGTTGGCATAGTCGCCTGCTCGTGTGCGGATGCCGGATAAATCGGCCACCAGTGGTGGCGCGTAGATGCGGGAATGACTGAGGTAGCCAGTGTCTATCAGCTCAGCAACTGATGGACCGAGGACTAAGTGATCGAACGCACTGCGGAGGCCGCGACCATCGAGGCGGCATGGGGTGGCGGTGACGCCGAGGCGGTAGGCGGATGGCCAATGCTGCAGGATGCGATCCCACTGGCCTGCAGTGGCGTGATGCGCTTCGTCGATGATGATCAGGTCCGGCTGCCAGTCGATGGCTGACAAGCGGCGCGCGATGGTCTGCACTGAGGCCACCTGCACGGCGGCAGGGAATGGCTCGATGCCTGCAGCGATCAGGCCATGGTCAAGGCCTGCCCATCGCAGCTTGTCGCTGGCTTGACGGAGTAGCTCACGGCGATGCACCAGGATCAACACACGGCGGCCTCGAGCGGCTGAGGCCTGCGCGATAGCAGTGAAGATGATGGTCTTCCCACCGCCGGTCGGTAGGCATAGCAGTGGTGCCCGATACCCGAAGCGGTAGGCCTCGCGGAGATCGTCGATGGCACGCTGCTGATAGCTGCGGAGCTGCATGGGGTTGCACTTGACCGCATCAGGCTATAGGATCGCGCAAGTCGCCACACCCTATGGAGAACGCCGACTATCACGCGCACCCTGCGATCTCAAAGTCGCATCTGGATCTCATCGCGCGTAGCCCGCTGCACTATTGGGCGCGCTACATCGACCCAAAGCGTGTCATCCCCGAGCCGACGCCAGCGATGCGCATCGGCAGCGCAGTCCACACCCATGTGCTCGAACTGCACAAATGGGATACCGACTACATCGTCGCCCCCGATGGCCTTGATCGCCGCACTAAGGCCGGCAAGGAGGCATGGGCAGCGTTCGAGGCTGAGGCTAACGGCCGCACCGTGCTGAGCCGAGAGGATGCTGATCTTGTCATGCACATGGGCAGAGCAGTGCTCGGCCATCCGGCTGCTGCATTGCTGCTCGGCATTGCGGGCGAGGCCGAGACCACGCACATGTGGACGGAGCCGACCACCGGATTGCAGTGCAAATGCAGGCCGGACTGGATCACCGAGGATGGCGGCATCGTGGTGGATCTCAAAACCACGGAGGACGCCAGTCCAAGGGAGTTCCGCCGCAGCATCGCGAAGTGGCGGTATCACGTCCAAGCCGGCTGGTACATGGCGGGCATCGAGGCCGCCTATGGGAAGCGCCCCTCTGGATTCATCTTCATCGCAGTGGAAAAGAAGCCACCGTTCGCGGTTGGTGTCTACGCCGCTGATGAGCAGATGATCGAGCGCGGCTATCAGACCGCCATGCGCGATCTGCAGACATTAGCCGAGTGCAAATCCAATGGCCGCTGGCCTGCCTACAGCGATCGGATTGAACCGATCAGCCTGCCGGCATGGATGACCGGCGAGGCCGCTACACAGACCACCGAGATCGAGATGTATTGATGGAATCCACAGCACTCACCACCACCAGCTCCGGCTCGGTGTTCAGCGGCATCCAAGCGTTCGAGGATGCTCAGCGGATCGCCAAGGCGCTTGCCAGCAGCACCCTGATCCCGCCGCAGTTTCAAGGCCAGCAAGGGTTCGCCAACTGCTTGGTCGCGCTCGAGATCGCCAATCGGATGGGCATCTCGCCCTTCCTGGCGATGCAGCACCTCCATGTGATCCATGGCCGCCCATCGTGGAGCAGCAGTTTCATCATCGCGATGGTGAACGGCTGCGGCCGATTTAGTCCGCTGCGGTTCGAACTGAGCGGCAGCGGCGACAGCCTGGCCTGTTACGCGATCGCCAAGGATCTTGCCAGCGGGCAGGAGCTGAAGGGACCGACCATCACGATGGCGATGGCGAAGAAGGAGCAATGGGCGACCAAGGCGGGCAGCAAGTGGCAGACGATGCCTGAGCTGATGATCCGCTATCGCGCGGCGGCCTTCTGGGGGCGACTATATGCCAGTGACCTCCTGCTCGGGATGCAGAGCCAGGAGGAGGTGGTCGACATCCAGCCGGTGACTGTGAGCGATCAGGTCGCTGATCTCAACGCCGCCATCCCCGAGCCGGCACCTACACCGGAGCCTGAGAGCGATGAACTCTTCTGAGTACCTGACTGCCACCCAGCTTGCACAGCGATGGGGGTTGCACCCCGACACGCTGATGCGCTGGCGCAAGGCCAACAAAGGTCCGGCGTATTTCCGCACGCCAGGCTTCGTGCTCTACCCATTGGCCGGGGTGGAGCAATACGAACAGGCCAACACCATTACCAACGACCAACCATGAGCTTCAAACTCAGCCTCAACATCTTCAAAAGCACCAAGCCCAACAGCAAACTGGACTTCTCCGGGATGTTGAGCATCAAGCCAGCAGAGCTGGATGCCTTCTGCCGCTTTGTGATGAGCCAGACGCCCGACCAGTACGGCACCGTACAGATGCCAATCAGCGGCCTTAAGAAAGTCAGCGAAAAGGTCGGTCCCTACATCGGTGCCTGGGCACAGCCTCCCATGGACTGGGTGGATCCCGGTGATGCTGCGCAGAAGTTGGCCGCGGCCACTGATGGCGTGGTGGTCGACGTGAGCGACGACATGTTCTAACGCCCCATCAGTTCACATTCGAGCCGCGCGATCTCGTTGACGGCCTGCTGGAGCAGTTGTTGCTGGTAGCAGGCCTGCTTATAGAGAGCGACGGCCATGGTGCCCGCGTCTTTGCTGTTGAGCAGAGCGCGGGCATGTTTTTCGATCTCGAACTGCTGCTCTGCCGAAAGGGTGACGGCCATCCACTCACCGAACTGCATTGTGCTAGACCAGTGGGGTACATCTCACGATAGCAATGCAGTGCCCCAGGTGCTCCAGTGGTGACATCAAGGCAATGGCAACGAACAACCGCGACGCCGAGGTGACGGTGCGCAAGCGGGGCTGCAATGCTTGCGGCCATGTGTGGTTCACGGTCGAGCTACCTGTCAGCCCGGCGGTGGTCGGCTGGGGGCGGCGCGTCAAGGGGCAGAGCAAGCCAGAGCTGCGGGTGCCGGTGGAGCTGGCAGTAGGCGCCGAGGCCGTGTGAAGAACTGTCACAGGGCACTATGCACCGCCGACGGGGCACGGCATTATTGACCCACGGCCACCAGGCCACTGTTCTTTACTCCAATGATTAACCGCATCAACAACGCCATCTGTCTCCTTGTCGTCGCGGCCGTGTTTGCCATGATCGGCATCGAGGCCGGCAACCAAGCAGGCGCCACGCACTCCGGCACACAGTCCTACATCGAGGTGCGCAAGTGACCCCCCGCCGCTTCTATTTCACGATCAAGGCCGCCAATGTCGTCGAGTGCGTGCAGGCGCACAGCCTGACCGAGGCCAAACTAATCGCCGCCGATACATGGCTCCCTTGGTGGAATCAGATCGAATGGCTCAATCCTGAATCTGTCACCGATCCGAATGTCTACATCTAGTTCTCCCATCGCCTTCCAATGGCGCAACGATGAAGAAGATCAAAGCCGACATGGTGAAGGCATCAGCCGGCCAGTGCATGGCAGCCGCACCCGTGAGTTCCGCGTGATTGTCTACAAGCCCGGCGGTCAGCCGATGACATGGATCACCAAGGCGGAGAGCAGTCGCCATGCGCAGCGCTATGCCGAAGCCCGCTGGCCGAATGCTGTGGTCGAGGTGGCGTGATGTATTACGAAAGGCAAAGCGTTCCCAACAGCGATGGAACGCCACTTTTTGCAATAGATTACGATAAAGAAAAAGAAAGCGAAGTTAGTTTATTGATTGAAAAAAAACTTGAATGCAAAATTCATCATTTTGGAAGACTTTGCCCAATAGATTTCTATGCGGTAAGACATGGGCGATTGGTTGGCTTGATTGAGCTTAAATCAAGGAATCACAGTTCATCTACGCATTCAACTGTTTTTCTTAACATTAGAAAATGGTTGGCACTTAAAATGGCGCAGGTCGGTTTAGCCGTGCCCGCTGTTTACGTTGTTCGGTTCAACGATTGTATTATGTACATAAAAATTGATGACATAGACACAACTAAAATTCGGATCACTGGAACAAAAAAAATTGTAAAAAGCAACACTGATGTAGAGCCAATAATTGAAGTCCCCGTTTCTTCTATGAAATTGTTACACATGCTTACATGAACGACATCCGCGAACGCATCGCCCAACTACTAAGCGATAGCAGCGCCTTTAGCGCTGGCCAAGACCATGAACGCCGCCGGATCGCCGCGCTGCTCGACATGCGTGTACAGCAGCTCCGCGGCACGATGGGTATTCGCAATCGGGGCGAGATCTGCTCCGAGTTGCTTCGTATCCGTCAACAACTGAACCCATGAAGCCGCACCAACTCGACCAGCGCCGCGCCGACATGATGGAGGCGCTCTACCAACGCAGCGGCCGCGACCAACTGCCATACGGCCATCCACTGCGCAGCACTTATACAGGTCTGTGGCAGGAGTTCGCCCATGATCTTGCGGCTAACTTCCGCGATACCGACTATCCCGAGCTGTTCGCCCGTGTGGTGAAGGCGATGGATGCCACCGAGTCGGTGATGACCGAGAAACAGGCGCAGCAGGCCATCGAAGTGTGCCGTCAACAGCTCCTGGGGGACAAATGGCGATAGCCGCTCGGATCCGCAATCGCACCCTGAATATCCGGGTGACGGACGAAGAAGTAGCAATGGCGCGGCAGATCGGCAACGGCAATGCCAGCCACGGCTATCGGCTCGCTATTCGTTGGATGGCCGACCGCTCGATCAGTGGCATCCCGCTCAGCACCATGCTGCGCGCTGCTGCTGAGATGGCAGCCGACCTTGAACGCACACCCAAGAGAGGAGCACCATCCCGTGGCTGATTTGGTCAACCATCCCCCGCACTACCAAGCCGGCACCATCGAGGCCATCGACTTCATCGAGTCGGTGATCGCCGATGCACCGCACATGGTCCCGGCATATCTGCAGGGGCAGGCGCTCAAGTACATGATCCGCATGTGGCTCAAGGGCAACGCGCTCGAGGATGCCCGTAAAGCGGAGTGGTATCTGAATCGACTCATTGCCAAGATGGAGTCATGCTCGAACATCTCCGCCTGAACTGGCTTGAGCGGCAAGCGCTGCGGATCCTATGCCGTAGCGAGCGCATCGGCCTGCTGGTGGTGAAGCGCCACGGCTCTCGGATGGTCTTCATCGTGCGGGATCAGAACGATCCGATCGATATCACGCAGGCCGATGAACCGCTGTCGATGCAGCTCGAGCGGTTGTATCACCAGCCGAGCTATGGAGAGGATGAATGATCAGGTTGCACGCTGGCCGATTACTGCTGGTGTGCGACCGCATCGATCGGACATGGCACGCGCGCGTGATCCTTGGTCCGAAGGCTGAGCACCAGGTCGAGGTGGACACTGGCACCAACAGCCTGCACGATGCGCTGCTGAAGGCTGAGGCAGTCTTCCAAGCGGCGGTGGCCAGCATCAGACCGGAGACGGCCAGCGTGATGTGCTGGGACTGCATTCAGTGGGAGATGAGCACACAGCGTTGCGATTTGCTGCTGCCTGAAAGCAAACGAAGTGGCGGGCGCTACGCGGTGAGTTGCGACTTCTTCCAGCGGGCATTACCGGCGGCAGACTGATAGAGGCCGCCAGGTCGCCGTGTCAAAGCGTGAGTTCAACACGCCTATCCGTGAGCCGTGGAATGTGCTCATCCATCAATCGCTGCAGGCAATCGACCGGCATAACCGGCTCTGGTTTGCGTCGGGCGATGGATGGCACCTCCAGCAGGCGCAGGTGCTGCGGGACTATGTGGCAGGCCTAAAGACATGGATCCATCGTGAGGAGGCACGGCAATGTTCGGACCTGAAGTGATCAGCCGGACTGACCGCGACGGCGGCTACATCGAGGTGCTGATGCCTGTGAAGGGTGAGGTGTATTACCGAAGCTGCGTCGGTGGCGTATGCCGGTATAGCTCGGACTGGTTTCAGGCAGAGATCTACCTCAATCAGATGCTGCGGCCATGAAGTACCCGCCGGTGGTGATCTTCGGCCTGACGTGGCTAGGCGGCATGTTGCTCGCCACCATCTGGCTGACGATGTTCTGAGTGGCTGGTGATCCACTGCACGATCGCCCATTCACCAAGCGCAGACCAGAACGGTTGAGCGCGATACCAGTCGACCCATGGCTTGTGGCCTTTCTGGCTGTTGCACATCAGGCAGCAGGAGACCAGGTTCTCGCGGACCGTCAGGCCACCGTGGACCTTAGGGATGACGTGATCGAGGGTGGGGCTACGGCCGAGGGGATCGTTGCAATAGGCGCACCTATATCCCCAGCGGAGGTGGATCTGATCACGAGCCGATCGACGGGTGACCAGCCGGGTTTCGTCAATGTGGTGTTGATCCACAGAGGTCCACGGGAAGGGTGAACAGCTCGATGCCCAGCTCTAGGAGATCTTCCTCGTTGTGGACGAACTCAGCGATCTGGGAGTAAATGTCAGCCGGCAGCTCCTCGGGATCGGTTTCGGAGCGCACCAGCACCTTGGCGGTGATCTCCACGATGTACGCCCGCATGGGCGGCAGCCCCGGCTGGTTAAACGGTAGCGGGTG